GCCGAAACTACTGATGACGCTGAAGCAGTCGAAAAGGCTGACGAGGTTGTCGAAGAAGCTGCTGAAGTGTCTAAGTCAGATGAAGTTGCTGTTGACGCAGTTGCCGATATCAAAGACACAATTACATCAGCCTTTAGCGATCTAGCAGATACCGTCAAAGCATTACATGCCGAGGTAGATGCACTAAAGAAGTCAATTACTGGAGTATCCGAGGAAGTCTCTGCAGCCAAGCAGGAGATTTCAGAAACAAAGGGCCAGTTTGATGAGTTTGGAAAGAGAGTCGATGCTGTAGAGCACGACACCGCTTTCCGCAAGTCTGGCGATCTAGGCGAGATCGTGCAGGAAGAGCCAGAAATGGTTCAAAAATCCCTATGGGGCGGTCGTTTCCTCAAAACTGCCGACTTATTTAATTAAGTAAATCACTTAGGAGGTGACAAATGTCGGAAGAAATCAAGAAGAACCAGCCTTCAGAGGCTGGCGAGCTAGGAGACCCAAATCCTGGTAACTTCCAAGCCCAGGGTGGATTCGCATCTGGTGGTGTTGGAGGAGTAACAGATCCAGGTGCTTCTACTCTTGGTAACATTCCTACCGCCGAGTTCGGTGTAGCTACTGGTCCAAACGCAGTAAACCCTTCGGGTGATGCAGCTAGTGGTATTCTCCGTCCCGAGCAAGCACGTCGTTTTATCGACTACGTGTGGGATGGCACTGTTCTCGCCAAGGATGGTCGTCGCGTAACTATGCGAGCCAACACAATGGAACTCGAGAAGGTAAATGTCGGGGAGCGTGTTATTCGCGCTGCCGCTCAAGGTATTGGTGACTACACCAACACTGGAGCAACTTTCAGCAAGGTCGAATTGACTACAAAGAAAATTCGTCTCGACTGGGAGGTTTCGGCTGAAGCTCTCGAAGACAACATCGAAGGTGCTGCACTAGAGGACCACTTGGTTCGTCTAATGACCAACGCCTTTGCTAACGATATCGAAGACCTAGCCATTAATGGTGACGGTACAACAGGTAACTTCCTCTCCATCATGGACGGGTTTGTTAACAAGGCTACAAGCGGAGACGCTCACGAGTCTGTTGTAACTGTTACTAACGATGAATGGGCTCCTAGCGTTATGCAAGACATTATTCTAGCTATGCCACGTAAGTACCGTGCACTTAAGAACAACCTTAAGTTCTACGCTGGTACTGACGCATTCCAGGGTATTGTCAAGAACAACGGTACTCTATCTGACGCTATCGCTGAAGCCCTTGGCTCCAACGGTAACACCCAGGCCAACACTCAGTCATACCTTGACGGTGCTGGTCAGACATTCGGCGGTGCTCGCACCACCCGTGTCTTGGGTATTGACGTCATGGAGGTTCCTTACTACCCAGCTGGTTATGTAGACCTTACATTCCCTGCTAACCGTATTTGGGGCTTCCAGCGCGACATCACGGTCAACCGTGAATATGTTGCAAAGAAAGACACCGTCGAGTACACTGTATTCGTTCGTTTCGGCATCCAGTGGGAGGAAGAGGACGCTATTGCATACGCTGATGCAGCAGCAGACGCTTCTTAATCACTAGATCATTAGTTGGGGGCAGGGGTTAATTCCTCTGCCCCCTTCTAATTTATTCTGTTATAATATAGAGGGAGGAACATATGTCGTCAGAAAAAATTTCACCAGCTATGCTATCAGTTGGTGAGCCAGTCATTTCAAAAGAGATGGCAGAAGCTGCAAAAGAATATTTAAATAATGTAAAGATTTCCGAGGGCTCGGAAGACTCTACTGCTATTACAGCACCCAATAAACCTGGTAAGGGTGGAAAAGTAAAGTCTTCTTTGGGGGGAGTAGCCAATGGTGATACTATTGGTTTGGTAGACGAAAAGCCTACCAAAAAGCCAACCGCTAAAGCGGGGCCAAAAAAGGCAACCGTTGCCATTTATTCAGAACGCAATATGCGATGGAATGAAGTGGGAGAGATTTCAAAGGGGTATAACATTGTATCTTCAGAAGCGGCTGAGAAGTGGCTAACACGTAAGCATGTGAGAGAGGCTACGCCAGAAGAGGTTGCTTCAGAATACGGAGCATAACATATGGAAATACTAAGACTTTCTACAAGTCAGCCACAGGCTACGATTGAAGTAACTGATCCAAGTACCGAGTATGGTTACACGATCTTAGATCTAGCAGATGCCTCAACTACCACTGGCAACGTCACTTCAGACGTAAACTCAGAAGTAACCCTAACCTTTTCCTCTGACTATGATGCAGAGTACATGGTAACTATTGATGGCTCTGAACATTTCTTTACTGTAGTTAGGCCATATATTAACCCCAGCGATATTGCACCAGCTGGTGAGCTAGACGCTTACACCAGACACGAAGAGCTGGCACGAGCGATTATTGACTCGGTAGTCATCGAAGGATTTTATTACAAGAAAAAGGTAATTGAAACAGTAGGTTTGGGTGCCGACTACCTTCCACTATGGGACAGAGTAAGAAAGCTTAACAAGTTGTACGAAAACAACACGCTTGTTTACGATGCCTCAGACCCCACAGCATATTCCATTAACTATAAGCTGACAGAAGACAAGACTGCAATTACAATTGACTATGATGGTCTGTACAATAGATCAGAAAGTGCAGACCTTATCGTTCCACAGGCTATGTCTGATCTTTGGGACATGAAGTTTGGTTATCGTGGCTTTGCTAAAACATTTGACTATGCTCTGCACGTTGAGGTGGGNTATAAAAAGGTTCCTTCAGAAATTGCAAGAGCCGCAGAGATGCTAGTTGACGACATTGCTTGTGGAAAGCTAGAGTATGTTGAAAGGTATATTAAAGACTACAATACTGATCAATACAAGATTAGGTTTGACGGCAGGGTGTTCGAGGGCACTGGCAACATGATTGTAGATAAGATTCTTTCTAAGTATGCCAAGTCAATTCGTATTATCGGAGTTTTATAATGACAAATTGCGATGTGCCAAACATTCAGTTTCCTATGCTTGCGGATATTTATTATCCAGTAGTTTCTCAGGATGCTTATGGGCAAATCGCAAAAGCTTGGACTTTAGATAAAACTGTTATTGGTAGNTTTACTCCTGCGGGATCAGATATTAAAGAAGAGCTTGTTATTAATGTTGACATTAGTCAAGACTCATTNATGATTGGCAGGGTAAANGTAGATCTTAGATACGCCGATGCCGATGGTGAAGACTATGGACTAACCAATGTTCTTGTTACCAACATTAGAGATAAAGATGGCGTTGTTCTTTACAAAGAAACAGATGGGTCCAGAAGAGGAGAGCCAACACTCTTTGAGCTAGCAACACAGCAACCTTTCGTAAATCCATTTGGAAAAATTGAACACTACAGAATAATCTTGCGTAGATCTGAGAATCAATCGGAGGACCTATGATCACTCTAGATTTTCAGATTGAACAGTTTAAAAAAGATATGAACAACATTGTTGCTTATAGCGAAGGCTTCATGCAAGGGATTGAACGAGGCAAAGAAAAGATGATGTCAAACTTTGCATCTGAAGTAAAAGAGGCACTTAAAGAGTTTATTGACGCTAGTGCCAGGGTAAACCCTAGTGCACTACACCACGTCTATGAATGGAACGAGGCTGGTTCCCCCAAAGCACGACTCTTCGATCTTGATTGCGTTATCAAGAATAATGGTATATCTATTAGCGGAACCTTTACTCAGTCTAAATCAATTAAAGAAGGTTCTAAGGTTCCCTTTTATAATAAAGCATACGTTATGGAAAATGGAATTCCTGTAACAATTTCCCCGACCTATTCTTCCGTCCTTGCCTTTGATGACAATGGACAGCAAGTTTTTACACGTAAACCAATCACTATCGATAACCCTGGCGGTAGAGATACTAAGGGATCGTTTGAAAGAGTGTTTGAGCAATTCTTTAATCAATACTTCACCCAGGCATTCTTGCTTCAAAGCAAGGTGATGCAGCATCTTTCAGTTCCAGATGAATATGCAAAGAACTTGGTTAAGGGTAAAAGATCTGGCAGAGCTGCTGGTATTGCTGCTGGATATCGATGGGTAGCCCAGGCAGGAGTTAAATAATGACAGATACCTTACCAATTTCACATCCTCCAACAATTATTAATGAGTATCTTAAAGATAAGATTGGCGGATACTTTGCTGGATCAGACGACTACGACCTTAAGTTTTTTCCAACTGGTCCAACAAACATTGACGACCTAACGGAAAGCTTTCCAGATGCTGTAGATAATGTATTTGTTGTATACGACAGAATGTTTAGACTTCGCAGAGAAGCCTTCCCTCATATTAAGCAAGAACAAGTGCTTTACTATTTTTATAAAAAAGCCAATGGAATGAAAGAACTTATTGAGACAATTCAGCTTGTTCAGGAACTTATGGACAGGGGAGACGAAACAGCTCAAGAGCTTAACGAATGGGTAAGGCAAAAGTGGATTACTCAGGGTAAGAATACTACGACTAAAAGAAATATCGTAACTGGAGCAGATGAAACCTTCGACGTGATTAGTTTCTATACTGACGACTTTCTTCTTCCATATTTTCACGAACTAAAAATATTCCAGCTAGAAGAGGCCAGAGACATTATTGACTTTGGCACTGCAAGAACTTGGGCAGGAAACAAGATGATTATTAATTATGATTGGCATCATCCAGCATCTCAAGAAGACAAGACCAAATTCCCAAATATTTATTAAATTAAAAAACGGCTGGTATACTTATAGCGAGGAAACGCGCCTACTACTTCAATAGAAAGAAGAGGTGACAACTATGGCATATTCACGCGG